GAATCGACAGCTTCTTGCATATCGGAAACCATATAGTCACGACGGAACTTTTGGACGCGATTGCCGAGACGAGCACGGCCAGCGAATTGGTCAGTGAATGCGGTAACGTCAGCACCTTCAGAGATGCCGGCAGTCTGAGGAGCCGAAAGGCTATCAACAGTCCACTCAACATTAGTTGCGGATGCGCGTTCTTTATTAGCAGATGAAAGGATAGGAGTTTCTTCTGGAGCGAGGATAGTCAAGACATCGGTCAAGTCTTCGCGGTTAGAAACGCCCGAACCTGTATTAGTGGTATCGAATGTATTTGAGAATGACATTGTATTTAGTGATTATTTATTATTAATGAGTTGTTTTATGAGCGGTTGCTCATTTTGAGTTTTCGAAGAGCAGCAAAATCTTTTGCATTACCCGTTTGTTTAAACCTGGCCTCAAGTTCTTTTAAAGCCTTGGCAGTTCTTCCCATTCCTTTTTCAGATTGAGCAGAGGCTGGATTGCCTGTCTTGGGAGGATTTAATGTGGGGGATTTTTTAGAAACCCCTACTGGCTTACGGCCATAAATGCTATTTGTAGCGTGGGCGAACCAGTAATCCAACTGCGCGGCGATGTCAGGTGATTCACGTTTCAGAACACTTTTTAGTTTCTTGAATCGTTCGTCTCCTATTGTAGCTTCAAACTGTTTACGTAAGTCGTTATCCTCACCTTTTAACCAGGATAATTCTTGCTTTGCTTGGGTGTCGAACTGCTTTGTTAGCACTTCTCCCTCCGCACGTAGCTGAACCTTAGTTAGTTGGTCAGGTAGAAAAGTTTTCTGTGCCTTACGGGCTTTTAATAAAGCCTGCCTAACATCCTTCTTTGTCCACTCCTTACCTTCAACTTCTGTTACTACATCATCTGCACCGTAGCCATCACTTTCAAAGATCAAATCCTCAGCCCATTCTACTACTTGGTCAACCTCAGTGGCTTTCTGTTGTAGCTTTTCGATAGTATCGAGATTCCCGTATGGGTTGTTCTCGACCTTTTTCGTTTCTAATGGGTTAGGTTTTTCTTTGAGTCGTGCCTCAAGTTGAGTAAGCCTTTCTTCGGCAGCCTTTCGCTTTGCAGTCAATTCTCCGAATCGAGCTACAGCACGGCTACCTAACTTATCAGCTAGTTCGCGCAAATCCTCCTCGGACATATCGTCCAAGTCCAACTGTGAAAGAACATCTTCGGATTCTTGGGATTCTTCTGAGGGTTCCTCGGATGTTTCTGATTCTTCGGAATTTACCGATTCTTCGGTATTTTCTAATTCTTCAGATGCTTCTTCGGTTCCTTCTTCAGTTTCCTGCTCAGGGCTTTCTTGGGGTTCTTCTTCCCGGGGCTGTTCAGTCCCTGGAGTAAGCTCACCAATTCGTCGCTGTGCGAAATCCGTGACGGATATATTTGTTTTGTCCACTGATATTTTACCTGCTTCAGCGTCAGCAGTTGCTATTTCTTCTGTCATAATTATTCCACTCATTAACGCCGAGCGATGGCGATTTTTGAATTATAACACAGGTAGTTACATACGATCAGAATGCTTACTTGAAAGCTCTGACCAGTTAACTAACTGCAATATTTGGTCATATGTAATTATACGACCAGAAACTTGTTGGATATTGTCGCTGGTTGCCTCGTGCAACTCAGCAATGGTTTCTTCACGGAGTTCGTGAATCATCTTAATAAACCGAGCGAATGCCTCGTAGTTATGAAGCGTCTTTATATCGTCTTGTATTTGCATATTATTTAACAGCGGAACGCATTACTTGAACCATTCTAGGTCCTCTGGACTTAACTTGCTTATACCACTTACTGTCAATCATTTCATCGGCAGCCACATTGTAGTCATTGTTCATTAGGCCAGCCTTCATCTTTTCAAACTTGTTAAGTTTAGTTAAACCTAGGTTGAACGCCATATCGACTAGGGTCATCTTAACTGCTTCGGGTCTTTTAGCAAAGTTAGGATCATAGGATTGAGCATCCTTGAACGCTTGAGTTAGACTACGATTATAAAGCGTTTTTGTTTCCCTGTCCGTTAATTTTCTGCCATTGAATAACTCGTTTATATCAATCCCGGATTCTTTAAGAAACTTTCTGTTTCCAGCATCTTCAAGGTTGAACCCAATTCCTATAGTGCGGTTACCTTTGGAATCCTTGTAAACCTGAGGCTTGTTTCCCTCATTGAGGACAAACATATCATAAAAGTTTTTTGACCTTTGGTCACGATACCTTTGCTGCGCAAACTGTTGAGAAGTTTGATTTAAAGGCTCACCTCTACTTATTTGATCGTTCACTTTTTGCAAAGCCTTTTGATTGGGGGACATTTCTAACATAATTAAATTACTGAGTAGTAATATTGCCCATTTGAGCTGGCTCCGTTCCAACCCTACCAATTTGAGCGTTCTGGGCTTGTTGCATCTGGAATGTATACTGACCAATGTATTTTTGCAAACGACCCGCAAAGGCTTGATCAGTCTGTAATCTTTGTGCAACGTCGGGTTGTTGTCCATATTGTTCTACTACTTGGAGTGCAATCTGTGCTCCCGAAGGTCTAGCTGGCATTTCAATACCAGCAAAGATTTTAGCTAAGTCATCAGTAACTTGTTCAACAACTTGTTGTTGTGCTGTTTCTACTGGTTGCAGGACAGCATCAGCCATTACTGGGTCAATGCTCGCGGCAGCAACATCTAGTAAGCTATCTACGTTCAGGCGATTGTTGGCGTTCAACTGATTCAATGCTACAAACTGTTGTAGTTTTCTTTCAACAGTTTCTGGGTCATTGTTCTGAACATCGAAATTAACCATAATGTCAAAGTTCTCGTCAGGGTTACCCTTGTCGAATACTTGGGCATCAGGGACACCTGTTACTCGGAAGAATACTTCGTCTGGTCCAAAGCGTTGGAAGCACTTGTAAGCCATTCTAATGACCTCAGCGGTGTGGCTAAGGAACTTGTCCACCAAGAACTGCTGTCTAATTTGGCTAATTTGAGAACCCTCATCCAGTCCTACCAACTTGTCCGATAGGTTAAGTAAAGTATTTTCCATTTCAACAGAGCCAGTAGGAGGCGGAGGGGTAGGAGCAAAATCCAAGTCACCCTTACGGCGATACGGAATTAACCTACCTGGTCCCCAATCGTTAGGAGCTTGACCAACTGGGTGAAGGATGGGGGGCAAAGTAGCTATGCTGTTTCGGTCAACTCTTGAATCACGCTCAACCTTAACTTGGTTCTGTAGGCCGCGAAGGATAGACGGCACAGTTGTTGTGTCGTATAAGCGTTTGCTGTCCTCGGATAGTTTCGTTACTACCACAGGATAGTCCTCGTATCCATTGAGTAATTCAAACTTAGCATATCCCGGAACTTCTTCATTGCCATTGAACTCCTTGTGGAATACTGTGCAGTAAATGCCTTCAGCCCCATCCTCTTGATCAATAAGACGTTGATAAGCGTAGCAGATTTCTACTAATTCATCGGCCTCGTAAGCATTGTCAGATAGGCTTAGGCTGCGACGACCTTCTTGCTCGCGTTCGATGGAGTCAATATTTACACCTCTATACTTGGATATAATGTAATCCACGAAGTCCTCATCCCATCCGTCAGTAACTACTTTATTCTCTAGTTCCTGTGGTGTGTAATAAGTTTTCCAGAAGCAATAAGGTGCTCGCTGTGGGTCAGTAACATATGGGGGAAAAAAGAAATCACCATCGGGAGCAAGTGTTTTAACATCAGGAGCGTTGACTTGTCTACGAACAATAGGAAGTTCAGCTACTCCAGTCTTTCTTAGTTCACGTAATGCTTTTTTGGCTCGTTTCTTTGTTGTCCCCTCAAAGGTTGCTTGAAGCAAGGCTGTTAGCTGTTCGTCATCTTTCCCGTCCTGTATTGCTACAGAAACTTCTGGGCTAACTTGTGCAATCTGATTAATATCCAGTTGCTGCAGGATTCTACGATCTTCTTTCTGCCAACCAATATATGTAATCAATATACCTCGCTCAAGCAAATAATTAGCTCCTAGCTCCATCTCACGGTGGAACCTAGGTATGTATCCAGAAGATACCATCC